GTCTGGGCAATAGACAGTGATAACCTCGCAATACAGTATTTCAGGGTCACCTCAATCGCGGCTAACGACGACAGCACTGGCGGTTTCACTATTACGGCCGTTCAGCACGATCCAAACAAATACCGTTACATCGATGACGGCGTTCGGGTCGAGTCGCCCCCTATCACCGTCACGCCGATAAGCGTCCTGTCTGCTCCGAAGAATATCGTGGTGACTGAGAGCGATCATGTGTCTCAGGGGCTGACTGTAGCAAGCCTGGACGTATCATGGGATAAGGTAGAGGGCGCAATCCGGTATGTTGCCCAGTGGCGTAAGGACAACGGGGACTGGATAAACGTTCCGGTTACCAGCGCGCAGGGTTTCTCGGTTCAGGGCATTTATTCCGGCAGCTATGACGTGCGCGTCCGGGCGCTGAATGCGCAGGATACGTCGTCACCATGGGGATACGGTGAAACAACTTATCTCTCCGGTAAAACGGGAAAACCGGGTACTCCGCTCAACTTCCTGGCGACCGAAGATGTGGTCTGGCATATCGACCTGACCTGGAAATTTCCGGATGGTTCAGGCGATACGGCCTATACAGAGATTCAGCGCGCCACAACTGCCGACTACGCCAATCCTGAACTGCTGGTCCTGGTGCCCTACCCGGCTGCAGATTATCAGCATGGCCCCATGCCTGCCGGTGTTCGCCAGTGGTACCGCGCGCGCCTGATTGACCGTATCGGTAACGCCGGGGACTGGACCGACTGGATCATGGGCACGTCCTCGATAGATGTCAGCGAAATAACGAATGACATTCTGGAGGATATGAAAGAGTCGGAAACGTTCAAGGACCTGATCGAGAACGCGGTGGACAGCAATGAAAAAATTGCTGGCATGGCTAACGATATCAAGCAGGCCAACGACGAACTGGAGCAGCAGGCGAAGGACATTGCCAAAAATGCCCAGGACGTCGGGAAGGTTCAGACCAGCGTTAATGAGCTTTCAAGCACGGTCGGGAATGTTTCGTCTTCACTCAGTCAGCTTGAGCAGACCGTTGCGACGGCTGATACCGCGCTGGGCCAGCGAATCGACAGCATCAGTGTGTCTATGGACGGCATGACGGGCGGGGTCAAGAACTCAGCCATTGCCATTATCCAGAACGGGCTGGCGCAGGTGGCCACACGTAAAAGGCTATCTGCAACGGTCGCCGGTAACAGCGCGCAGCTGGATCGTATTGATGAGGTAATCGTTAACGAGAAGGAGGCAACGGCACGTTCGCTGCTGAACCTGCAGACGGACGTTAACCGCAACAAAGCATCCATCAATAGCCTGAATCAGACGTTCTCTGATTACCAGCAGGCCACGGCCACGCAGATAAACGGCATAACGGCGACGGTGAACGGGCATACCTCAGCCATCACAACTAACGCTCAGGCGATAGCGAACGTAAACGGCGACCTCAGCGCGATGTATAACATCAAGGTTGGCGTCTCCAGCAACGGGCAGTATTACGCCGCGGGGATGGGGATCGGCGTTGAGAATACGCCATCCGGCATGCAGTCGCAGGTTATCTTCCTGGCTGATCGCTTCGCCGTCACCACGGCAGCCGGTAACAGTGTAGCTTTGCCGTTCGTGATCCAGAACGGGCAGACATTCATACGGGCCAGTTTCATTCAGGACGGCACCATTGAGAATGCCAAAATCGGCAACTATATCCAGTCGAATAATTATGTGGCTGGATCTGCAGGCTGGAAGCTTGATAAGGGAGGGGCGTTCGAAATCAATGGTGTGGCCGGGGGCGGGAGGATGCTGATAACGAGCACTCTCATTCGTATCTACGATAGCAATAACGTGCTGCGTGTCAGAATGGGGTTATGGTAATGCCACAGGGGTTGCAATGCTGGGATAGTGCAGGGCGGATAGCGGTTGATTTAAGTGATTATGCGATCCGGTATATCGGAAGCACCTCTGTAACTTTTGCTGCGGGGGAGACGTCGAAAAACGTTTCTTTCGGGGGAATAACACAGGACGGCTCATTTATTTCGATTGTGTCTACTGGCGCTACGGTCAATGAATACCACTGCCGCGCATATAACGGCGGTTTTACTGCTTATTATTTGCCCACAACCGGAAGCCCTGCGATAACACTCAATGTGGAGGTTTATAACTTTCAATGAGCGGATTCGAAGTTTATAACAGCGATGGTAAACTGCTGGTGGACTCACAAAACAGGTCCACCCTTTTTTATGACCAGCGGACACTCGGAGCTGTTGAGAGTAAGGGGTATTACCAGGTAGATAGCCCGTTTGGTAATGGCAGCACGCTGGGTTTTACACCGCAGCAATTCTGGAATGACGGCAGATTGCGATGGCTGAAATTGGGCGCAAACAGGTACGGTATGCCGGGTGCAGACCTGCTTGAAGATAATGCGGGGAGTATGATCCGGACTGCACGTAATATTGGAATGCAGAGCGGTTATCTTGACGTATTTGACAGCGGAGGGAATCTCATATGGAGCGCAGCTTCAGCATCGAAAATGCCACGTGTTGTCGGGTTCTTCGATGTGCCGGCGAACTATGATCTGCAGAACAATACGCTTTCCGTGAGCCTGAGCTTTAACCCCTGGATTCTGGTAAATAACTGCCCCGGCAATCTCAGCGATGATGGAACCGTTACGGGCTATTCAGGGATAGTGCTCAAATGGACGGGCTCACAGCTGCAGGGGCGGTACATTTCAAAAAATCAGCGCAGCTGGAGCCAGACATTTCAGGGCAGGGGATTACGAATCCCCATTGCTCAGTTTGTCGGTATTTGACTCAGGGGGAACGCGAGGGTACTGAGTGGCAATCATATTTTGTCTCATCCCTTTCGCTGCGTTGAAGCGATAAACAACATCAAGTTTATCGGTTTTTTTATAGCAAATATTACTGAGCCGTTTATTTACATGTCGGCTAAATATTCCATTGCTACTGTCAGAAATAACCGTCATTTCCCGTGTGGCGCAGTCAATATTCACGTGAATATAACCGCCCAATGATAAACGGGCAGCTTCAACCGGATAGTCCATTCTGAATGCGTTGTCTGTGTGTTTACTGGAACATCCAGCCAGCAGCAAAAATACTGCAGCAAATAATCGTTTCATTTCTACATTCCTGTAAATGCGGGAATATCCATTTTATTAGAGTTTAAAAAATAGTCAGATTGATATGAGCGATCAATTTTACATGATTGATCGTTTCAAACGATCGTTATTATCGTGAGGTAGTTCATGCTTTATAACACTGGCACTATCGCTATTAACGGAAATACCGCAACCGGCACTGGCACAAACTGGACGGCACCGGCCAGCCAGGTACGCGCTGGCCAGACGATTATCGTCATGTCTAACCCGGTCCAGATGTTTCAGATTTCATCCGTGAACAGCGCCACGTCAATGACGGTTACGCCAGCTGCTTCCCCGGCGCTGAGCGGCCAGAAGTACGGCATTCTGGTATCAGACACTATCTCGGTCGATGGCCTGGCACAGGCCATGTCTCAGCTCATCAAAGAGTATGACGAGAATATCGGTGCGTGGGAGACATTCGCCACCACATCGGCAAATCAGAGCATCACTGTAACCATCAACGGCACCGCCGTAACCATCCCCGGCATCGGGAAATTGGCGCAGAAAGGGAGCAACGGTGCGCTTGCAATCGCTGACGGCGGGACCGGTGCAACGAAGGTGGAAGACGCTCGCACAAACCTCGGTTTGGGAAGTAGCGCGACGAAGGACGTCGGAACGGCTGCCGGGAACATCATGCAAGTGGGAGCATTTGGGCTTGGAACTATCAACGGAGACGGCCCCCTGTTGGACGCTATGGACGCATTTACACCGACCTGTTTCTCCTCCCATCAAAATGACGGACAGACCCAACTGGGGTTGACTGCAAATACCGGCATTACGTCTATAGTCGTCAATCGGGGCAGCCGACCAACCCGTATTCATCAGGCCTACATTCTACGGCGGACGTGGTTTTCGTATTACGGTGGCTCGTCCTGGTCATATCAGGAGGCTTACACCACGGGTAATACCACAAAGTCCAGCGATGGCACACTAAAGGCAGCGTCTCCTGTTGCCCGTATCGTAGCGAGCCAGGAAGCGTGCCAGCGCGCCGATATAGAGGAAGATGGTTTCTCATGGTGTGGCTGTGGAACGGCGAACTCTGAGGCGGAGGGAATAACTCTTTTTCGTCTCGACGTCGGTGTTTACCTGCTCGCCGGTTCGACAGGCCTGGCATCAGAAGGCTGGCAGTTGCTGCCGCCAATGGACCCGGGCGGCATGGGAGAGCTGGGGGTGGTTGAGGCAGAGCAAACCGACAATGGCGAGCTAATAATCCGACTGTTTAAGCGCAAATTCATGCTGAGCGATGACGGAGAGATGATCAAAACGAAAGGAGAGCTGATAGATGTCCCGGCGAACAGCTGGATCGATGTTCGCCTAGATATGCCCGCAGATTCACTTTTTAACCAGCGAATGAGCCAGGAGCGGGAGGCTTAGCGTCTTCCTCTAATGCGCTTACGCGGATTGCCAGCGCTTTGATTGCCGCCAGCGCATCGAGCACCAGAGGATTGAGGTCGAGTGTCATTTTTCCCGACTCCTCAGCCGAGTGAACATATTGCGGATCTATCTTTTCCAACTCCTGAGCAATAACGCCGCGCCGAATGGCTTTCTCTTCATCAGCAAGGTAGTAGAAGGTCTTAAAATCCATTGCCTCGATGTTCGACAGCGATTCGTTTAGATCCAGATCCCCGGTCACTTTCTTAAAGTTAATGTCCGATGTTCCTGCTGACTGAAATACAGTCCACGGAGCATCTGTTTTTGCAGTTTGAGGATTCGTGTTTAACAGAAAACGGCAATAGCCAGCTCCGCCAGTGGTAACCCACATTTGCGCTATGCGCTGAGTGTTATAAGAGCTTTGGTAGCCGCAGCCATTGGCAGGAGCCCAACTGGTGTTACCGTCAGCATCACTGATAAACGATGAGTTTGCATCATTTGGCCTTGGAGCCTGGTATGTTCCAACCCCAAAAGCCCCCACTTGCATGATGTTCCCGGCAGCCGTTCCGACGTCCTTCGTCGCGCTACTTCCCAAACCGACGTTTTATAGATTGCCCTCTGGCAACCATGCCGATACCGTCACCTGATTTTTTTGCAAAAATGATTGGGTGAGAAATATGCAAATTGGCTATGTCAGGGTGTCAACAAATGACCAAAATACAGATCTTCAGCGACAGGCGCTCGAACGCGCAGGATGTGAGCAGATTTTCGAAGAAAAAATGAGCGGAACAGTGGCAAACAGGCCAGCACTCAAAAAACTTCTCAAGGTGCTGAATGAGGGGGACACGCTGGTGGTCTGGAAGCTGGATCGCCTCGGGCGAAGCATGCGTAATCTGGTGCTACTGGTTGACGAACTCCGTCAGCGGGGTATTCACTTCAAGAGCCTAACTGACAGCATTGACACCTCAAGTCCGATGGGGCGTTTCATTTTTCATATTATGTCAGCTCTAGCAGAAATGGAGAGGGAGTTGATAGTGGAACGCACTCGGGCGGGTTTGGCGGTTGCGAGGGAAAAGGGGCGGATCGGCGGCAGGCGTCCGAAGTTAACTGCTGAACAATGGGCGCAGGCCGGGCGGCTCATTTCAAATGGTGTTGATAGAAAGCAGGTAGCAATAATTTATGACGTGGCAGTTTGCACGCTATATAAAAAATTTCCTGTATCTAAGCTGATTTAAGTCTTTCTACGTGCCTTAGTCTTGTGACTTTCAAGAATTATGATGAGAGAGTATTACAGCAGACCAAATCGGAGAAAGCATATGAGAATATAACCACAACATTACTTCTGATTATATGCCCCATTTACTGCTAGTTTTTGCTACTCTATGAGAGGCAATGCCTGTCATCTTAAGTGGATCTAAGTTAATGGAATGAATAATT